GCCTGCAAAAGTGGTGTCGGGGCGGATTTTTAGAGTGACGGGGGCAGCGCCGAGGACATTGCCATTCCAATCGACGACGCCGCCGGGCGGGCTGGTCTCGATGAGGATTTCCATGGGGGCATGGGCGGCGATGGCGCGGGGTGCGTAGGTCTCGCGGGGGTCTGGCTGGGTGGCGCAGCCGGTAAGGAGAAGGGCGAGCAGGGTGAGAAGTTTTTTCATTAGTGGCTGGTGGCTGGTGAGGTCGTGGATTTGGCCTATCCAGCCGGGTGGGAGTTTTTCCCTGTAGCTGTTGAGGGCGTAGAATCGAAACTCTCGGACGCTCTCAGGGTTTTGACACCAGCAGGGGCTTGCGGGCTCTGGGGTGAGGCTTTTCCCGTTTTTTGGAAGCTGGTTGTTTTTTGTTGTTTGAAAACGGCGTGTTCTTTTGCGGCGTCGGTAAGGGCGGCGCGTGCCCAGCCGCCTTTGGTCATGCCGCTTTCAGAGGCGAGGCGTGTGATTACTTGAAATGTCGAATTATCGACCGAAGTGCTGATGAGAACGGAATCCTTGCCGGGTCCGTTGGTTTTTTTGGGCATGGAATCAACTTCAAAGATTTTCAAAGTTTTTCAATTTTTTTGTTTGACTCTTATAAGATTTCTTATAAGAAATCTTGCAACTGGGGTGAATGCCCCAGGCAAACAAAATGAAAACTATTCAAACGCAAGTCCCCGCAGAGGTTGATTTGATCATCACCGCCCTGGCCAAGCGCCAGATGGTGAGCCGGGCCGCCATCGTGCGGCAGTTGTTAGTCAAGGCGGTCGCTAAGTCCAAGGCACAGGAGGCGGCATTGTGAACCGTCTTTTTTTGTGTCGGGCGGTCGATCCGTTTACCGGACCTTTTGGGGACTATGTGAGGGCTTCGAGCCGGGAGGCTGCGCGGGCGCGGTTTTTTGAAATTTTCGGACTTCGGCCTTTTTCCGTGGAGGTTGAGAAATGAGCGGGGCGGATTTTTTACGGTTGGCGGGGTATGCCTTGGAGTTTGCCTGGGCAATCAGTCCGGCGCTTTTTTTGGCGGGGTTGACCTGGAGAGTCTCCCGATGATTGAAAAGCACTATTCACCGACCGAGTTGGCGAAGATCTTGGGCATTTCGCGGGCCGGGATGCATCTCCGGCTTCATGACGGGACTTTCGGCCATGTTCGCCTCGGGGATCGGGTGCTAATCCCTGAGAGTGAGGTCCAAAAGGTGCTGGATCAGTGCCGGGTCGAGGGTGCTGATGCCCGGCCGGCGCGGCCTGCCCACCGGCGCAATCTTTTTGCCCACGCCTAATCCATGCCGGACCCTGCCGCCGATCCGGCTTTTTTTTGTGCCAAAAATTCTTCTGGGGTGAATGCCCCAGAGGGAAACACCCCATTGCAGGCTGTGGAGGCTGCCGCCCTCGCCGCGCCTTTTCTTTTTTCGGAGGAGGAAATCGGGGCTGAGAGATTAGAGGCAACTGGAGAGTTCAGCGGGGAAAGGCTGTTGGTTCGGAGGCCGGAGGTTTATCGGGCAATCTGCCGGATGAGCGCCGAGGGATTGAGCATGTCGGCCATGGCTCGGGCGCTTGGGGTGAGCCGTAACACGGTTTGCGCCGTGAGGGATCGGGAAGGGTTTTCTATAGAGCAGGATAAAAAGGATTTATTGAGGGATGTTCGTCGGGCTGCTCGGCTTTCAGTAGAGAGGGCCATCGAGTTGGTGCCTTCGATCAATAGCGCCAAAGACGCGGCCATCGTGGCTGCCGTCATGATCGACAAGATGCAACTCCTGAGCGGGGAGGCAACTGCCCGGGTCGAGCGGGTCGAGGTTAGCCAGGACAAACTCTCGGAGATGCTGGCCTCGCTGCCGATCCTCGAAGCCGAGGTGCTGCCGCTAACCGGTCCAAGCGAGGCCGCGCCGGAACAAAAGGGGACCGCTGCCCTGCCTGGCGTGATGCCTGCCGGGGTTGTCTCTGATTCGTTATCAGATGTTTTGCCCCCCTTTACAGATAGAGGCTCGGCGATGTCCGCCACTTTGTCCGCCACTTCGCCCGACGCCGCCGGTGTCGAGCCGGGCGAGGCCGTGCCCGTGGCGGTCGATCAAGAGGGGGGGGAGGGGGTCGCGGATTTTGCACCCCCCCCATCACAACCCACTGGTTTGGGTTCACAGAAAATTTTTGACAAAGGGGTCTCGTCTGCCCCGCAGGACGCTTTGGATTCATCAACCCTACCATGAGCAATAAAAAACAAAAAAACGCCGCGCCGGAGCCTTCTCTGGCTCAGGACACGCCGACGCCTCCCGCGCCGGAATACATCAATGCCCGCCTCCTTGGGCATGAGCTAAACAAGCAGTTCCTCACTCTCTCCGTTCCCGATGGGTCGGGGGGCTTCACCCGCGCCCGGATGCGCGTTCCGCTCCGGCTTTCCCATTGCTTCAAAAAAAACGCCGTCGTCCGTGTGCGCCGCACGAACGATCCCCTTGTAGTCGAACCCTTTCCCTCGATTTTATGAAAAAACCACCCGTCACCCTCTATACCACCGCCTCGGAATCAGCGGCTTTGTTCCGCCGATTTCTGGAAAAACAATCCCCCCGCATCACCGCTGCCTCGTTCTTGGCTGCCTTTCGCGCCCGCCGCGCAAGGAGGTCCGCATGAAGTCGCGTCTTGTCGTCATAGATACCGAGACCGGCGGCCTCGATGCCGAGCGCCACGCCCTCCTGAGCGTCGCTGCCGTGGATAGCAGCGATGGCGAGGCGTTTGTCGGCCTCATTCGCCCCCATGCCGATTGGATTACCGAGCCCGAGGCGTTGGCCAAGAACGGCTTCACCCTTGAGTTTCTGCAAAAAAACGGACGCCCTGAGCGCGAAGTCCTCCAAGACCTTGCCCTCTGGCTGGCCCAGCGCCGGTTCAGCATCCTCGCCGGGTGCAATGTCGCCTTCGACCGCGACTTCCTCCGCGCCGGATTCGCTCGCCACGGCATGACCTGGCCCATGCACAAGAGCATCGACCTCCAAGCCGCCGCGTGGCTCGCCTACGAGGCCGGTCGGCTCCCGCTCCCCGAGGGCAAGGACGGCCTGCCCCGCCTCAGCCTCGACCACATCGCCGCCACCATGGGCTTCTCCCGATCCAGCAGCGTGCACAACGCCCTCGAAGACGCCCTCATGACCACGGCCTGCCTCCGCCGCCTCATCGACCGCCTGCCCGCCCCCACCATTGTATGAAAAAAAACGGCCAAGAATTTCTGGAAGTTCTCGACGACCGCGACGCCCGGGCCGGTTGGAAGCTCACGGGCGGTGGCCGCGACATAGACGCCGCCTGCCGCCGCTGGATCGAAAAAAACACCCCTCCCTCCAAAAAGAAAAAACGCCGCTTCGGCAACTACTAATTATGAACGCAAAAATCGAAAGCGAAATCTGGGACGACCCCGATTTCATGGAACTCCACGACAGCGAAAAGCTCGCCGTCTTCTGGGTTCTCACCAAAGTCAACCTCCTCGGCTATGTCGAGATCACCCCTCGGAAGTTCTCCCGTGACATCGAAGCCCCTTTCGATGTCATCGAAGGAGCTTGCAAGGGGCTTCCGAGGGGCTTCGTTCGCACCGAGCGCGGGGTCTGGTGCCGCAACTATATTCGCAAGCAATTCGGTTTCGGGCAGTCGCTTGTGCGTTCTCACATGGCAAAAAGCATCCGCAAGCAAATGGAGAATGTTCCCGAAGAAGTCTGCCTTTTGATTCTTAAAGAATATCCCGAAATCTCTCCATGCCCGAAGGGGCTTGGTAGCTCCTTGGAAGCTACAAGAGAAGGAGAAGGAGAAATAGAAAGAGAAATAGAAGGAGAAACTCTTTTGCTCCAATCCGAGACTTCCGCCCCGGCAACTCCCGATCCTCTCCTGACACGAATCCGAAATCTCTTCAACCTTCGAGACTCCACCCCGCTCGATACCTCCTCCCTCCGAGCTTGGGAGAAAAATAAAAAAAGCGCGGCGGCCCTCACCGAAGACGAGTGGCGCACCCTCGAATGGGCCTACCGGCAAAAAGAAGGCCCCTCCGCGCAGTTCCGCCGCAAGGATTTATCCACCCTTCTGAATAACCTCCTCGCCGAAGTCACCCGCTCCGGCGAGTGGGCCACCCGCTCCGGCTACCACCCCAGCGCCGCCACCACCGCCCCCGTCGAACCCGCTGGCTGGCGCGACCTTATCGAGACCGAACACCCCGAATGCAACCTCACCACCTGGGCCGCTCTCCCCGACAGCATGAAAGCCTGGGTCCGCGAAAAACAACGCGAACTTTCCGCAGCCTAAACAAAACAAAAACAACATGATCAACTACATCGAAACCATCCAAGAAGCCACCGACGGCCCCCGTGTCGTCACCCGCCATTACCCCGATTGCATCAATGATTTCCTCCGCTGGCAAGTCGGCATCTACACCGCCCGACCCGTCGAAGAACCTCTTTATGAGACCATTTACGACGAGAATGGCCAGCCCATCCTCACCGAGTCCGACGCCATCCAGCACCGACTCATAGGCTATGAGACGAACCCCACCGTCTTTGTCAAAGTCTTCCACCTCCTCGGCTTCGGAGAAAATTTAAAAATAGCCGCCCTCGCCGCCTCACCCAAGCTCGCCGCCCTCGCCGCCTGATGAAAAACTCCCTACCCGAAAACCTCCTCGCCGAGCGGGCTGTCCTCGGAGCCGCCATCGCCGATGGCCGCCACGCCGATGCCGTGTTGGAGGTCGTGAGCCCCGACCAGCTCACGCATCCCGCCCACCGCCTCATCCTCTCCTGCCTCGCCGCCATGCGCCAAGAGGCCCGGCCCGTCGATCTCATCCTCGTCACCACCGAGTTGGAAAAGCTCGGCCAGCTCGAAGAGTGCGGCGGCCATCAGGGGCTCACCGATCTCGTCCAAGACCTCGCCGTCACGGCCAACTGGCGCTACTACGCCGCCGAAGTCCTCGACATCTGGCGACGCCGCTCCATGCGCCAAGCCGCCCTCGCCATGGCCGAAGCCGCCAACGACCCCGCCCTCACCACCGACGATGCGATGGAACGCTGTGAAGTCGCCCTCTACGGCCTCCGCGAGCAAAGCACCAGGGAAAACCCCGTCTCCCATTGCAAAACCGCCGTCCTCGCCGCCGTCGATCACATCGAGAAAGTCTACGCCAACCGAGGCCAGACCGTCGGCCTCGCCACCGGCATCCACGATCTCGACCGCTCCACTGGCGGATTCCTCGGCGGGCAAATGATCATCATCGCCGCCCGCCCCGCCTGCGGCAAATCCGCCCTCGGGATGCAATTCGCCCTCCACGCCGCCATGGAAGCCGCTGTGCCCACGCTCGTTTTCTCCGTCGAAATGCCCAGCACGGAACTCATGGTCCGCGCCCTCTGCTCCGAAGCCGGGGTCGATCTCCAGCGAATCCGCGACGGCTTTCTCGGCACCGCCCAGCTCTCCGGAGTCGGAGCCGCCGCCGGTCGCCTCGCCCAGGCCAAGCTCTACCTCGACGACACCCCCGGCCTCACCGTCGCCCAATTCCGCTCCCGCGCCCGCCGCGCCAAGACCCAGCACGGCCTCGGCCTCATCGTCGTCGATTACCTGCAATTCATGCACGGCAGCTCCAAGAGGGCAGGGGAGAGCCGCGCCCTCGAAGTCAGCGAGATCAGCAAAGCCATCAAGACCACCGCCAAAGAGTTAAACATCCCCATCATCGCCCTCGCCCAGCTCAACCGCGACGCCGACGAAGGCTCCAAGCCCAAGCTCTCCAACCTCCGCGAGTCCGGCAGCATCGAGCAAGACGCCGACACCGTTTTGTTGATTCACCGCCTCGACAAAAACAAAAAACGCGACGCCGACGAAGAGCCCATGGATCACAACACCCTGCTCATCCTGGCAAAACAAAGAAACGGCCCCACCCCCGAGATCAAGCTGAACTTCATCGGCCAGCACACCGTCTTCCGCAATGTCACCGAAAAACAATACAGCAACAACCAGAACGAAAGACAGAAATGAAAAACACCGAAACCAACTCCATCATCACCTGGTCGCCTGCCAAGCGCGGCCTGCCTGATAGCGACATCACCGTCCTCGTCCACCTCGCCGATGGCGAAGTCTGGACCGGCTTCCACGATGGCGAAGTCTGGCGATTCGTCTCCGGCGACCGCATCGAGTCCCAAGTCGTCCATTGGGCACCATTCCCCGAACCGCCCACCACCCAGCCCGCTAAATGAAAAACACCCTTGACCCCGAAATCGCCTGTCCCGCCTGCCGCCGCGAGTGGCAGGACCACCCCGGCGTCGCGCATACCTGCCGACTCGCCACCGAGTTAGCCGCCAGCCTGCGCGACATCCTCACCTATGTCCGCGCCCCCGAATACTCCCGCGACATTACCGAGCAGGAAATCTTTTTCGACCTGGTGGAAAACGCCCGCCGCCTCGTCGTCAAAGCCGGGCATTTCCAAGACTATCCCCCCGAGCCCCATCCATGAAATTGACCACCGAGGACACAGAGAACACGGAGCAGGCTACGCCCGAGACGGACGCCAAAGTTTCCGGACACATTGGATTCTATTCGTGTGCAACGGTTCCCGCTGAATTGTGCCGCCGCATGGAACGCGAGCGCAACCAGGCGCGGGACCAGGTGGAAGAACTTACAGCCGTCATCAAAGGGCTCCGCGCCATCATGCGACAGGATGCCACCAAATGACCTGCCCCATCTGCCAAGCCGAGACCGGCGTTGTCACTTGCCGGGCGGAGGGCCATCAAGTCCACCGCCTGCGCGAGTGCGCTGCCGGGCACCGCTTTTACACCTGCGAATTGCCCGCCGAAGGCCGGTATCCCTGGCCAAAAAAACCCGCCCCCAAACGCCCCAAGCCCAAACCCAAACAACAATCCACCCACTGGCTCGCCCGCATCGCCGCCTTCGTTTCCGCATGAACTCACTCCGCGACTACCTCACCGCCCGCCGGTTCGATCCCGACCACGCCCTCAATCTCCTCCAAGACCACGGCATCATCTCCGACCTCTGCGTCACCCCCGAAGATGTCGGCGACTCGGGAAAAGCCATCACCTGGTTAAGCCTCCGCGAATCCGAACTGAAAAAGGTTACAAAATGAAAGAAGTAGATTGTCTGGTGTATACATCCGCTGATGATTTGCGGGTTCAAACCAAGTATTTCCGCATGACGGGCGTTTATCCTGAGAGTGCTGTTTTGCGCGAAGCTCACGAAACTTGCGTGCGGCTTGGCTACAAAACAAAAGCAAAAATTTTGCAGCCTCTTTTGAAACGCCCATGATCCCCCAAACCCCCAACCCCGTCATTCCCCCCATCGAAGTCGAAGGCCGCCGCGCCGATGGCAGCTTCGTCGTCCGCTACCGAGGCCAAAAGCTCGCCGCCACCGAGGCCCAACTTCTCGCCATCCACCGCGAGCGCGAGGAGCAGATCGCCCGCATGGTCGAAGACCCGTGGCGCTACGGCTGGCTGAACCCCGCCTGGCAGCGAGCCGATTCCGCCTACGACAGCCTCCGCGAAAAATTTCCCAAAGGCGTCACCGAGCTCCTGATCCTCGGCGGCAACCGCTCCGGCAAGTCGCGCTACTTCGCCCGCCGCGCCATGCAGCACCTCGTCGAAAAGCCCGGCGCGAAAGTCTGGTGCCTCCAATCCACTGAAGCGGCATCCATTCAAAACCAACAGCCCTACTTGTGGGAGTATTTGCCGAAAGAATGGAAACCCTCAGCCTCCGGCAAATTCAAAAAAGGTGCCGTCGCCAACATCACCTACTCGCAGAAAGGCGGATTCACCGAGAACTCCTTTGTCCTGCCAAATGGCTCCCAATGCTGGTTCAAGTTTTACAGCATGGATGTCACCTCCATCGAAGGCGCGGAGTTGAATTTCGTATGGGCCGACGAACTCGTCACGCCCGACTGGCTCGAAGCCCTGCGCTTCCGCTTGCTCACCCGCGACGGCGAACTCGGCATCGGCTTCACGCCGGTCGAAGGCTACACAACGACGGTCAAAGAATACCTCGATGGCGCGAAGACCTTGGAAGAATGCCCTGCCCCGCTCCTGCCCCGCTACCGCGACGGCCACCTCCTCGGCGTTGAGAGCGTTCCCCGCATCCAGCAATGCACCAGGGAAAAAGCCCGCGTCGTGTATTTCCACACCTCCGACAACCCCTACGGCAACCCCGAGGCCATGGAGACCGAGCTGCGCGGCAGCAACCGCGAGCGAATCTTGATGCGAGCCTACGGCGTCCCCACCAAGGCGAGGATGTCCATGTTCCCGAAATTCCGCGAGAATGTGCATGTCGTCCCCCACGACAAAGTTCCCAAGGAGGGAACCGTCTTCCATTTCGTCGATCCCGGCGAAGGGAAAACTTGGGCGATGTTGTGGATTCGTTTCACCCCTGATGGCCGGTGCTGGATTTACCGCGAGTTCCCCGACCAGCTCGACTACATCGAAGGCGTCGGCTACCCCGGCCCGTGGGCCGAAGCCGATGGCAAGCTGCAAGACGGACGCCCCGGCCCCGCGCAAAAAGCCTGCGCCGGGTTTGGCTTCGAGGACTACAAGCGAATCATCGAAGCCGCCGAGAAAGCCGACTCCGCCGAGCCCGCCGAGCGTTGGATGGATTCCCGCTACGGCAACACCCCCACCATGACGCATGAAGGCGTGCGCACCCTCATCGAGCAATGCAGCGAGCGCATCGGCCTCGACTTCCGCGCCACCAGCGGACAAGCCATCGTCGAAGGCGTCACCCTCATCAACGACTGGCTCGCCTACAACGACGAAGCCCCCGTAGATGCCCTCAACTCCCCCCGCCTCTACATCTCCGAGCGTTGCCAAAACCTCATCTACGCCCTCAAGACCTGGACCGGCAGCGACGGCAAACGCGGAGCCACGAAAGATTGGATCGACCTCCTCCGCTACATCACCCTCAGCGGCGTCGAATACGAAGACCCCGCCTCCCTCCGCACCCGAGGAGGCGGCTGCTATTGACCTCCCCCCGTAAAATCTCCCTAAGCATGAAACTTCTCCGCCGCCGCGATGTCATGGCCCGATTGGGCGTCACTGCAAAGCAAATCACCAAATTGATCGACTCGGGCATTCTTCGCCCGATCTGCAAACGCGGATGCCGCGCCTGGTATCGCGCCGCCGATCTCGAAAAACTCGCATGAGCACCAAACGCACCGACAACCACGGCAGCCTGAGCCGCAACAAGAAAAAGGAAAAGGAAACGCACCCCACGCACAAAGGCTCCTGCACCATCGAAGGCCGCGAGTATTGGCTCAGCGCGTATGTGAACGAAAGCCGCGACAGCGGAGAAAAGTATTTCAAGCTCTACTTCGAGCCCAAGAAGCCCCGCGAGGATTCCACCGCCGAGCCGCATTCCGCCTCGCTCCCCGAGTCTCCCGACATTCCCTTTTGATGAGCGCCGAAGACTTGCAAGCCGCCTGGTGCGTGCCACCCGAGGAACTTTGGTTCCGCAGCGTCATCGCAAAAATTACCGACGCCATCGAGGACGCCGCCGAGATCACCTGCATGCCGCAGACCGCGCAGAACCCCGGCCTGCTCGCCCACAGCGCCGGTGGCCTCGAAGCCCTCCGCACCCTCCGCGAAGAAATCGAGCGCACCCGCTCCGAGGCTTTCCAAAACAAATTTCGACAGGCAGACGCATAACACGGATGAGCGGCAGTGGAGCATGGCTTCGACCCGCCGCATCGAGGTCGGGAGGCGTCCGTATGGGGCGACCGCAACCTTGGAAACCCGGCGTCTGAAAAGGGAGTGCGCATCCCGTCCCTGTCTTCTTCCTCCCCCTCTCCGTGCTCTCTGTGTCCTCTGTGGTCAAATCTTTTTAGCCCCCGTTAGCACCCATTAGCTCCCGTTAGCGCCCATTGCGCCAGCACCCCCTTCCGCTCCCCGCATTTCACAGGCATTTCCTTTCGCAAGCGAGGGCTGAACTGCTCGCCGCGAACTCCGTGGAAACCGTGCGGAGCCGCATAAAACCTCAGTTCTGACACCGCGACTTGGACGCACCACAAACCATGGACCAGACAGAATCAGCATTCAGCATCGGCGAAGTCATCGACCAGTTGGGCATCACACTCCCGACCGTGGATGAGACATCTCCGGCGGCCCCCGAGGCCGACCAGGAAGCAATCGCGGATGAGACCCCTGACAATACAACCGAAGAAACCGAGACCGAAGATTCCCCCGAAGATCCGTCTGATTCGTCCGATCCTTCCGACGAAGCCGACGACGAGCCCGAGGAAACCGACGACGCCACCGACGACGAAGACCCCGACGAGGAGCCTGTAGAGGCTGAGCCCGCCGCCGTGAGGAAACTCACCAAGCGCGTGGACAAGCTCACCGCCCGCGCCAAAAGCGCCGAGGAGCAAGCCAACACCCTCCAAGCCGAACTCGCCGCCGCCCGGGATGCGCTGACCAAAGCTCAGCCCATCGTGCTACAAGACGCTGCCGACCCACTCGGCGATGTCACCACCGCCGACGCCCTCGAAAGCCGCCTCGCCGCCGCCAACACCGTCCTCGACAATGTGCCCGACCTCATTGCCAAGGCCGATATGGAAGGCGAAGTGGAAGTGCCCATGGGAGACGGCAGCACCCGAAAGTTCACGAAGCAAGAGCTTCAAGACCGCCTGCGAGTCGCCCGCCAAATCCTCAAGGCCGAGCCCGCCCGCCGGAACTACCTCGCCCAGCGCGAGAATTTCCAGCACGAAGCCCGGCAAGTTTACCCCGAGCTTTTCCAGGAAGACGCCCCGGCCCGAAAGATGATGCTCACCACGCTGCAAGCGTATCCCGGCATCGCCAAGCTCCCGAATCTCGAACTCATCATCGGCGACGCCATTCGCGGCCAAGCCCTCCGCTTCCAGCAAGCCGAGGCCATGGCCAAAAAATCCGCAGCGACCAAGCCAAAAGCTCCCGCCGCTCCCGCGAAAACCGCCGTCGCTCCCAAGGTTGTCAGCCCCTCAGCCGCCCCCAAAATCAAATCCAAAGCCGACCCGCTCGATCAGTTGAAGAAGTCCGGAAACCGTGATGCCGCCGAGAATTTCGTCGCCTCACTTTTCAACTAAACCCAACCCAAAACTTAACCCCCCCCAAACACTATTATGGCAGCAACCCCCATCACCACAGTCAAAGGCCAACGCGAGGATCTCTCCGACGCGATGGTCCTCATCGAACCAGGC